ATGAAGATTTTGTCGCCACCAGCCCGAACCAGCCTGAACCAGCGCCAACTGGCCATGACCAGCCAAGACTGGAAACGATGGTTCCAGATCATGCCGGCTCACTAGCTGGACTTGTGGGGGACATGGCCCAGAAGGTACTTGGTGTCACTTTGATGCCATGGCAAATGCACGCTCTTGAAGGGATGCTTGCGGTTGACGCCGATAACAAGTTTGTGCATCGCTCGAGCCTTGTGTCGGTTGCGCGTCAGAACGGTAAGACCACAATCATCCAAGCGCTTATTCTGTTTTGGCTTGTGGAGATGCCAAAGATACGTGGCGGTAAACAGACCGTGGTATCTGGCGCGCACAGACTTGACCTTGCGTGTTTGTTGTTTGATGATCTGTCGCCAATCCTTGAGGAGTATTACGGCGCCAAGATCGTCAAGTCTTACGGCCGTTATCAGGCCACCATGCCAGACGGCAGCAAGTGGTGGGTCAAAGCATTGAAGCCGAACCAAGGTCACGGTATGAGCATTGACTTGGTGATCGTGGACGAGTTGTTTGACGTCAACCCCGACTCTGTTGAAGGCGGTCTGTTGCCGGCACAGCGCGCACGCAAAAACCCGTTGGCGTGTTTCTTTAGTACTGCTGGCACCGAAGAATCCGTGTTGTTTCAGCGTTGGCGTGAGGCAGGCATCCGAGCAATTGACAAGGGTGAGCCGTCCACGATGTATATGGCGGAATGGTCGCCTGACCCGAGCCTTGACCCGTTGCATCCTGCGTCATGGGCGTGGGGTAATCCTGCACTTGGCCACACGTTGGACATGGACACAATTAGGCAGGAGTCAACTAACCCTGATCGGGCGTCGTTCTTGCGCGCATCTCTAAACCTTTGGGTGAGTGTTGTGCGCGGTTGGATTGAGCCAGGGCGTTGGCCGTCATTGGAATACACAGGGGACATCCCTAGCGGTGGTGTCGTGGCGATCGAGTCTTCGCTGGACGACTCCCGATACAGCGCGACCAGATGCGTCAACCTGTCTGACGGTCGGGTGCTTGTCACCGTGGCCTTTATTGCCGAGTCAATTACAGAGCTTTGGGACAACGTGCAGGAACTTGCCAAAGACCCGACGATTAGGTTTGCGCTGTCGCCGACCGTGGACGCAACCTGCCCACCAAACATTGAGCGCCGCCGAGTCGTCGTTGGCTATGCAGAACTAGGACGGTTTACACCGCTTGCCAAAAACATGATCGCAGAAGCACGACTGTTACACACGGGAGAAAAACTACTTGCCGAACATGTCCAGCGCGCGGTTGCGGTACGCACGGATAACACCATAGTTTTGTCCAGTAAGCGCAGTCCAGGGCCTATCGAGTTAGCGCGAACAATGGTCTGGGGTATCGGCATGTGTGCGCGACCAGCCCACACAGGTAAACCCATGCTGGTTGCCGTCAACCACTAACATTCTCGTCGGCGACCGCACGCTCTAGCCTTTTGTCGGAATCGGATTAGTCACGTGCGGTTGCCACTTATATGGCAGAGTGGTAACTATGGCGATCTTTAACAAAACCAAAAAAGCAGCAATCAGCCCAGCGCCAGCAAAGGCGGCTGCAGCTGGTGGGTTTGCGCCTGGTTACTCGTCGTCCAATGTCGGCGTGAACATGATCGGCCAGTACTACACCTATCGAGAAGGTGAATTGAGGGCGGCGGCGGTGTCCATCCCTGCCTTGTCAAGGAGTCGAGACTTGCTGGCATCCGTAATTGGCTGCATGCCGTTGCGTATGTATAACGAAGTTTGGAACGAAGAAGAAGAAGAAATGGAGCGCAAATATATTGCGCCTAGGAGTTGGTTGCGTCGCCCAGACCCGACCGTTAATTACAACTTCCTAATGTCGTGGACGTTCGACGACCTGTATTTTTACGGACGCGCATTCTGGTACATCACGTCGCGCACAGCTGACGGGTATCCAGCGTCCTTTACTCGACTCCCTGCCGGCAGCGTGACCACCACCGACATGTCTTCTGGAATGTGGTTTGCTCCGTCTTCGCAGGTGTATTTCCAAGGTGGAGAAATTGACCCTAAAAACCTTGTGCAATTCTTGTCGCCGACTCAAGGTCTTGTGTATTCATCGCAAGCCGCTATTGAAACTGCGCTCAAGATTCAAGAAGCCAGAGCGCGCAACGCATCTTCAAGCATTCCTGCTGGCGTACTAAAGCAGACTGGTGGTGAACCGCTAAGCGCGCAAGAACTTGCTGATCTTGCTGCAGCGTTTAACGCCGCGCGCGCAACCAATCAGACCGCCGCACTAAACGAATATCTGTCTTATGAGCCAACCACAATGTCACCAGACAAGATGCTTTTGATTGAGTCAGCGAACTACAGCGCATTGGAAACTGGTGGCCGTATTGGAAACGTACCGCCATACTTGCTCGGAATATCAACTGGGTCTTATGCCTATTCCAGTTCACAGAATGCACGTATGGACTTGTTGTTTTTCGGCATCAAAATGTACGCCGACGCAATTGCAGAAACATTGTCAATGAACAACATTCTTCCAAATGGAACCTTTGTTGCATTCGACTACGAGTCGTACATTGAGGAAAACTATTTAGCCGACACAATGGAAAACACACAAACAGTTATTGAAGATAACTCGCCAGAGGAGATGCCATCATGATCAAACTAATCGCAGGAGAGTTCACACTTGACGCCGCCAAAGGCGACGCACCACGACGCACCATCAGCGGAACCGCCGTTCCCTACAACGTGCCGGCAACGGTTTCGGACGGCACAGCTGTAATCTTCCGCCCAGGCTCATTGCCAGTCGAGGGCAAAGCCCCGCGCTTGTTTATGTACCACGACGCAAGCATGCCAGTTGGTGTTGTGACCGAGCGCGTGGACACCGAGCAGGGCATGATGTTTAGCGCCAAGATCAGCGCAACCAGCCTCGGTAACGATGCTTTGGTTATGGCGCAGGACGGCACAATTGACCAAGTATCTGTTGGCGTAAACCCAACCAAGTTCTCATACGACGAAGCAGGAACCATGATTATCGAAGCAGCGGATTGGACAGAGTTATCACTCGTTCCGATCGGCGCGTTTGGTGACATGGCAAACATCGCCACCGTCGCTGCGAGTATCCACCAAGAGCCAGAAGAAGTAGTGTTAAATGAAGAAGTAGTCCCAGAACAGGAGATAGAACCCATGTCAGAAGTAACCGCACCAGCAGTTGAGGCAACAATCCCAACCGCGCCAATTTTTGCACAGGCCAAAAAAGAGTTCGTACTGCCATCAGCAGGCGAATACATGGCCGCTTACCACACAGGTGGCGACACGTTCGCAAACATCAACAAGGCTGTTGCTGAATACACAGCATCAAAGAAAACTGCGTTGCAGGCAGCTGCGGGCGATGTGTTAACTACTGACACACCTGGCTTGCTCCCTGTGCCGGTGCTCTTGCCTCTCGTGCAAAATGTTAACTTTTTGAGGCCTGTAGTTGAGGCACTTGGCGCACGCGCTTTTCCAGACGGCGGACAATCAAAAACTTTTATTCGTCCAACGATCACCACGCACACCGACGTCGGAACGCAATCAACTGAATTGTCAGCTGTAACCGCGCAGACAATGGTCATTGCCTCAAACTCGGTCAGCAAAACAACCCTCGCGGGCCAAGTGACCCTCTCAATTCAGGATGTGGACTTCACGTCAGGTCCAGCAATGTCACTCATCTTGAATGACCTCATGGGCGAATACATGATTGCATCTGACAACTTGGCTGCAGACAACTTGCTCACCGCAGCAACTTCATCTGGAGTTTGGGATGGAACCGTTGCAGACTTGCTCAAGTCGGTTTATGACAGCGCAGTTGACATCTCGAATGGTCGTAACTTCACCCCAACACACATGTTTGTTTCACCAGACGTATGGGGTCAGATGGGACAGCTCGCCGACACCACAGGTCGTCCAGTATTCCCATTCATCGGCGCTGGCCTCACCGGTCAGAACGCACTTGGTGGCGGAAACGCAACATCATGGAACGGCAACCCACTCGGTCTGCAATTGGTAGTTGACAGCAACTTTGCTGCAAAGACCATGATCATCACCCGCGTAGGTCAAGGTTCAGGCGACGCATTCGAGTTCTACGAATCAATCCGTGGCTTGATGAGCGTTGAAGTACCTGCAACCCTTGGTCGCACAATGTCATTCCACGGATACGTTGCAACCTTTGCTGCAATCGGTGGCATGATTCGCAAGATCACCCAGGCTTAGTAGAAAGGCGGCCTAACCGCCATGGCTACTTACACAGTTACTAACAAGTACCTGATTGACAACTTTGCCGTACTGCAACTCCTGACCCCCAGCGAGATTGCAGTCGGCAGTTCAATCACGGTCGCTGGAGTTGACGCAACATTCAACGGCACTTACTCGGTGCGCGCATTGCCACAGTATTTGTTTCTTGGTATTGATACGCAGGGCGATCTGCTCTACGACTATCAGGTGCCGATCGCTGATCAGGTGCTTTACGCTAAGACCGCTGACGATGTTTTGCGTGTTGCCGCGTCTGGGACTGTTGCCAATGACCCTGTTTGCACGTGGGTGACTGCCGCGCAGGTCATGTCATACCTTGGCATCACCATTGCAAACCCGTCAGACGATTACACGTTGTTGACGCAATCGGTGTCGGCTGGCAACCAGTTCTGTTATCGCAGGCGTCAGGAATCTTCGTATATCGACTCGCTAAGCGTCTCACCGGGTGGCGACGTCACATTGGGCACCTTGATGTATTGCGCCGCTCTGTGGCGCTCTAGGGGCTCAATAGAGGCAACGTACGCCACTTTTGACGGCATGGGCTCGGCACCACAGCAAAGCCTGACCCCGATCGTCAAGCAGCTGCTTGGCATCCCACGTCCAGCGGTTGCCTGATGTCGTACACCGACCTGTTCAACGAAGCGATTGATGATGTCACCGCAACGTTGACCGCGGTGTCTGGGCTCCGTGTAATAAATGACCCAACACGTCTCGTTCCTAACTCGGTCTATTTGGACGCGCCAAATTTCACCACATTTGCTGGCAACGGCAACATTGTGCGTCTCGAGTTCCCGATCAAGGTCATTGGCTCTGGCCCTGCAGGTCTGCCGGTGCTCCGCTCGATCTTGAGCATTGTTGCAAGTGTGCTTAACTCGCCGATCATTGTTATGGCTGGCCGTCCGTCAAGCCTTGAAATCGGTGGCGCGTTGTACCCGTGCTACGACCTTGATTGCGCTATCCAAGCCCAGACCGCATAATCCACAACTACCGAATACAAATCATCTACTATCAGAACAGAACTTAAGGAGCAAACATGCCAGCATCAACTTACCTCTCGAACCCAACAGTCAAAATTGGAACCGCAATCGGCACCATTGTTGACATCACCGATCAGGTCAGCGCAGCAACGTTGACGGTCACCGCGGAAGCTCTTGAAGATACCGCATTCGGCCAGACATCCCGCACCATGACGGCAGGGTTGTTCTCGAATAGTTTGACATTGACGGTCTATGCCAGTTATGCAGCGTCAGAGTCGTACGCGGTTCTTGCACCGTTGCTTGGCACCAAGTGCACCGTCAAAGTAAACCCAACAAGCGCTGGTGATTCGGCAACTAATCCAGGCTTTATTTTGACCGATACTTATTTTTCAAGCCTGCCTGTCGTGAACGCGTCCTTGGGAGAGCTTTCGGTTTACGAGATCGAGCTACAGGGCGGCACGTACTCGGTTGACACCACCGCATAATCAACGGCTCCAAGCCGACATAGGAGAACAATGAAAATCAAGTTGCAGTTAAAGCGCACACCCGACAGCGCACCCGAGTATTACTACACAAACCTATTTGTGGTTACTGAATGGGAACGGCTTGAACGTCGCAACATTCAACAGCTCTCCGCAAACCCGTTGTACTCGGATTACGCCTGCTGGATGCACACAATTCTCAAGATCAAAGGCGAGCAAGTAGGGGACAACTGGCGCGAATGGCTAAGCAAAAACCCTGACATCGACATTCTGCCGGTACTGGACGAGACAGACCCAAACCCTACGGACGCGGCACCTACCGCCGCCAATTAGCAGAAGTACTGGTCGCGGTCGGTTGGTGGCCTAGCGACATTGTGTTTGACTCACGGGACTTGACGACGGTCATTAAAGTGCTTAACGAGGCAAACAAAAAACGGAGATGACGTGAACCAAGTGTCAACAAAGATTGAGGTCGTTGGGCTTAAAGAAGCCTTGAAGACGCTCAACAAAATTGACAAATCTTTGCGCCGTGAAATTACCAAGGATTACAAGAAAATTGTTCAGCCTGTTATTGACGATGCCAACAAGCTTGTGCCCTCGAATGTCCCGCTATCTGGTATGGCGCGCAATTGGTCAACTAGGTCAGGCTTTAAAATGTTGCCGTGGATACCAGGCATGAAACAAAAGATTGCTGCCAAAATCAACACGCGAAACATCAGGGAATACGGCGGAAACAAGTCAAATGTCGGCACGTTTCTCATCCAATGGCAGGGCGCTACTGGCACTATGTTTGACACGTCAATGGAAGGGCCACTAGGTCGCGCGTTGACTTCCCGTTATGGCAGTCGTTCGCGAGTAATGTGGAAGGCGTACGAGCAACGCCAAAATGATGTCATGTCCGAGATGGAGCAATTGGTTAAGCGCGTCATGAGCGAAGCGAACAGAGAGACCGCATAATGGCAATCAATATCCCGATCATCAGCGAGTTTGACGGCACAGGGGTAAAGAAGGCTGTCAAACAATTTCAGCAACTTGAAACCGTTGGCGAAAAGGCACAGTTTGCAATTAAGAAGGCGGCAATTCCTGCAGCTGCCGCGCTTGGCGGTTTGGCTGTTGCCCTTGGCGATGCCACACGCGCTGCAATGGAAGACCAGCAAGAACAGGCGGCTTTAGCGCTTACTTTGCAAAATGTGACTGGCGCTGGCGCCGCACAGACCGCGCAGGTTGAAAAGCAGATCAGCGCAATGAGTCGAGCGTCTGGCGTTGCCGATACCGAATACCGCAAAGCATTAGAAGCGCTTGTGCGCGGTACCAAAGATGTGGGCATTGCCATGAACGACATGAACCTTGTCATGGACATCAGCACGGCCACCGGCATGGATTCCGCAAGCGTCGCTGACGCGCTTGCCAAGGCATACCAGGGCAACTTTAAAGCGCTCCGATCATTGAGCCCAGAAATGTCAACGATGATTAAAGAAGGCGCAAGCCTGAACGAAGTCATGGACGTGCTTGGCGGAACCTTTGGCGGGGCAACGGCTAACAGCGCCGAGACCGCTGCAGGCAAAATGAAGATTCTTAAAAACTCAATTGGCGAAACCAAAGAGTCAATCGGCGCAGCTTTGCTACCTGTGCTTGAAGCCGTGCTACCCGTGCTTAACAAGTTTGCAGCATGGGCTCAAGACAACCCCAAAGCATTCTTGGCTATTGCTGCTGCCATCGGAGCGGTCGCCGCAGCAATTGTTGTCACCAACATCGCCATGGCGCTCAACCCGTTTAGCCTTATTGCTGCAGGCGTAGCGTTGCTGGTCGTTGCCCTAGTCGCCGCATACAACAAGTTTGAGTGGTTTCGTGACGGCATCAACGCAATCGTCAACACCGTGATCGGGTTTTTTGCTGGAATGGTCAACGCTGCGATCGGCGCGGTTAACGCAATTATTAGCGCATATAACTCAATACCATTGTTGCCTGATCTGCCAAAAGCGCCAACTGTCCCTGTGCCACAACTTGGCAAAACATCAAATACGCCTGCACCTGGACGCATGAGCATCCCTCGACTGGCCGAAGGTGGCATCGTGTCGTCACCTACCTTGGCGCTAATCGGTGAAGCAGGCCCAGAAGCCGTAGTGCCATTAGATCGCATGGCCACAGGCGGCGGCGTAACTATCAACGTGACTGGCGGTCTTGCCACAAGCGCCGAAATTGGTGAATCTGTTGTCAATGCGTTGCGCGCCTACTCACGGAGTGCAGGGCCGTTGGCTCTGAACATTGCCTAATGCCAGGCGTCGCGGTCGTTGATTCAGGTAACTATGACCTGCAAATAGAAACAGGGTTTATTGTTAACGCATTCACGCTTGACAACGTAACGTCAGGTGTTCTTGACAACACGTTTTTTGTGCTTGACGGCAACACCGAATATGCCGACGTGATGGCTGACTGTACGCAAGTCAATGTCAGGCGCGGTCGTCGAGATGTTGGCGATCAGTTCAGCGCTGGCACGATGACATTTACTATCCGTGACGTGGACGGCATTTTTAACCCGTTTGACAACAACAGCCCGTACTACGACACACCGCAATCTAAGCCAGGTCTTGCACCTATGCGTAAAGTGCAGCTCATCCGCTACGACCAGACCGACAGTCCTGAATACCTGTTCTCGGGCTATGTCGTCAACTACGACTACAATTTTGCGCTTGGCGGTTTAGACACCGTGACCGTGTATTGCGCTGACCAGTTTTACCTACTGGCACAAACATTCCTAGACGAATTAAACGTCACCGCCGAAACATCAGGGGAACGCATTGAAACTGTGCTTGATCTGCCAGAAGTTGACTTTCCAGCGCTACAAAGGGACATCGCAACAGGCACAGTAAATCTTGGTCACGACAGCAACTACACCGTGCCGGCAGGAACAAACGTGTTGCAATACCTAACGCAAATTAATGAGACCGCCGAGTTTGGGCGTTTGTTTATGTCACGCGCTGGCATGCTCACATTCCAAAACCGTATCGGTAATACGTTAAGCGCGCCTGTTGCAGCGTTCCATGATGACGGCACAAACTTTAAGTATGACGGAGTAGGTATTTCGTTTGAGGCTGACTCGGTCATTAACCGCGCGGTGGTTACAGGCTTAGACGGCAAGACCGCTACCGCTAGCGATGCAGGGTCTATCGCAACCTATTTCATTCAGACAACAAGCATCACAAACAGCCTGCTACATGAGCAAACAAGCATTGATGACGCTGCCGACTATTTGCTCAACCCAGAGCCCGAACCGCGCTACACATCCGTGGCAACCAAATACTTGATGCTGACCACAGCACAAAAAGACACCTTGGCAACCGTGGACATTGGCGACACGATCAGCGTAGAAAAAACATTTCCGAGCGGTGCTGGCACGACCCAGTTGGCTCAAGAGCTGTCAATTGAGGGCATTGAGCATCGGCTGGATTTCAGCACAGGCCACAGCGTCCTTTACAGCACCGCGCCGACCACAATCGTTTACGAGTTGATATTGGATGACGCCGTGTATGGCACACTTTCAACCACCAATGTTTTAGGATAGGAGTACTTATGGCAACACCAACCAGTCTTCCAGCATCGTTTACAGCTGGCGCAGTTTTGACCGCTGCACAGATGAACGATTTGCGTGGCGCTTTTCGCGTTTTGCAAGTTGTTTCGGCTTCAACGTCTACCCCGGTAACAAGTACGGTTACAACGTATGCAGACACGGGATTGACCGCAAGCATTACGCCACAATCAAACACCTCAAAAATCCTTGTAATAGCAACTTCGGCAACACCAGCAAAAACCGCTGGCGACAGCAACAACGTTCTTAATCTTCGACTCATGCGCGGAGCCACAGTTCTAACAAGCCACTTGGATATGTTAAGAACTAACAGTCTTGTTATCAATTATTCAAGCGCCGACACAATCGTTTGGCTTGATAGTCCAGCAACAACAAGCGCAA